CAAATTCCGCTCGCATTCAATAAACCGAACTGAATCATATTCTAATCTCTGGGTCTTATGTTGCCATAGCCTTTCAGGAAACTTAGTCGTTTTGCCTATATAGACTATCTCGCCGTGGCTCAAAAGGAAGTATATGCCTGTTTTCATGAGATTCTTTCAAAGAATATTTTTTTGCCGTCTTTCACATGCCGATATTTTGCCTCCCCGCGTTTGTTAAAATTGTTGAGATACTGCCAGGAGTACGTTTTCATCTTTCCCCTGATCTCCATTTTGTCCCCAATTTTGAGGTTTTCCGGCGTGTGAACTGCTTTGCGTCCCATAAATCTGGATCAAATATCGGAAAAGATTCCGAACTACAATAATTTTATAAAAATATTTTCACGGATCGTAGGATTACAATAAAATTGTAGTACCTTTACACTCATCAACACAGAGATTATGGAAACCACAACGAGAATAAAAAAAGAAGCACAATACTTATCGGCTGGCGACATCCTTCAGACAGGCGAGGTTGTTACGCATGCTCCTTACCGTGGGCTTAAAACTCCTGCCGGAAAGGTTGATCTTGGAATCAATGGCTTCAAGAGAACGTGGAATGCCCGTACAATAATCGTCATTAAATAACAATCGCAAACATCGCAACATGAAAACCTAAATCCGCCGTTACTTGCTTCAGGACTTGGTCCTTCTCTGCACGCTGTTTTCATTCGCAACTTTAATCTACAGCTTTTTATGAACTACTTCGACCTCACCATTCACCAACGGATCAACGCGAAGGCCAACAAGCTTTCAATGTGCCCCACAATCGAGAAGATGAAGGGCAGCCTATTCCCGCGAATGGCACGCAGTAGAGTGGATATGCTTGCCTATACGCCCGGCTGGCCATTCTACGCGATCCGCTTCAAGACCAACACATTCGATTTACCATACAACCACAACCCACACGCATGAATACCTACGAATGGTCGGACAAGCTGGACAGTCTGAATCAGACGCACAGCTTTTTAATTCACCAGCTCATCGAGGCTTACAAGCGCGAGGACCATGCTCAAGCATTGGAATACGAAACTAAGCTGCAAAAAGTAGACGACGAAATTAACCGATTACTGAAATGAGCTGGGATATATACGGAAATGTTTTAAGGCGCGGATACTGCGAGGTCCACCCTCAAGTGAACGAGGAGTATCCATGTTCTCTTTGTTATGCTGAGGACAAAGGGCGGACACGGCATCAGGAGCAGCAACAGACCGAACAGCAACAATACCCATATTATAGGATCGCCGCCAATATAGTTGAAGACGGCGGAGATGTTCATACCGTTATTATCTCTTACGAGTACAACGAGATTGACGGCGACGGGCATAAAGATATCCTATCATTATCTGTTTACGGCGCATACCCCGCGCTATTAGGCAAGATCGATAATTTGGCGGACCAGGTGCGCGCCGCGATTGAAAACATAGAGGGTGCAGGACATGTCTGTTTCCTCGCCAGCAAACCGACAATACTTTAGAATTCGCTTACGACAAAATAAAAATGATATGAGTAAAGCAGTACACACACCAACGCCGTGGCATATAATGTACCTCAAGGCTTTCGATTACACGATCGTTGAATCAATCGGCGAACGAGTAATATGCAAAATCGACGGCCAGTATCCGACGTTGGATGACAAAGAAGAGAATGAGGATCGGCATCACGCGGACGCGCAGATCATCGTCAATGCCGTAAACCACCATCAAGAGCTCGTCACCCGGCTATACAACCTGGTGAACGCATTGGATTTGCTTTTGCCTTCCGTAGATCCTGCTGACGTTCAAAGCACTGGAGTGGCATTCCAGATGAACGAAGCCCGCGAAACGCTGAAAAAAGTAATACAATAACCAAATACTACCATGAACGAAATTCAAACTCACTTACGCGATCAAATTGTTCAAGCTTCTAAGGGGAATCCTGGGGCAATGATGGCTGCGATGGAAATTCAAAAGCAAAGTTCTATGTCATTGAACGTAGTCCTTTCTTATGGAATTGTCGGTACCGATCTCTATGTTCTATTCTCAGATCTATGCGGCCGCGATGTGACAAAGGCGCTCAAGTTGATTAAAGAATGTCCTGAGAGCATTCTAAAAGATGCGTGTAGCCGTCAGGATTATTCAGGCCGCGAACTTGTGGAGGCGTATCTATGAACCGCTACACCTACCGCCGCAAGTTCAACCGGGACGCTTTAACGTGGGATAAAGAGTTCATCGACATCGACGCTGCCGAGCTTCCTAAGACTCCCGCAGGCTACGACCTTTTCACCATAACGAAACTTTGAGATGAGCACAGAAGTAACGAAGGCGAACGCTGAGGTTCAGCAATACAAGGTTCCGACGATCGCTGAGATTTACGCGGCCGGTGAGGAAATGCCCGCTTTGCAAAAGGATAGCCTAATTCAAGTACTACTGAATCAAGAGCCGCCAAAGGCTTGGTTGAAGGAGCACCCGATAGCCAGAAAAGAGATCATGGTCAATGGGGTTAAACAAAAGGTGCCATTGCTCTATATACCCATTGAGCGCATTGAATGGCTGCTTACGAACATCTTTGTTCGGTTTGAAGTCAAGATCAAATGGACGAAGCTGATCGCCAACAGCGTGGAGGTGTGCGTAAAGCTGAAGGTATACGACCACGTGATGAACCGGTGGATCAAACACGATGGCGTAGGTGCTGCGCCGCTTCAGACAGACTCGGGGGCCGGAGCTGTGGAGTTCGACAAGATCAAATCGAACGCTGTCCAGATCGCATTACCGGCGGCTGAGAGTTATGCCGTCAAAGATGCGGCCGAGAAGCTAGGCAAGATCTTCGGAAAGGATCTGAATAGGGCGACGGATATCAGTTACGATTCCCTGGGTAAGAAGTATGAGAACGTTTTTTCTCCGGAGGAAAAGGAGTCGATGAAAGCTAAACCCGAAGCCAATGCGTGAAATAACTGACGGTATACACGATGACATTTCAATCGACGAATACCACGCGAATAGGTCGCACATCAGCGCAACGCAGATCAAGCGTGCAAAGGAATCTCTGCGGCTATTTAACTGGCATGAGACCGGAAAGATAGTTCAGGAGCAAAAGACCTGCTTTGACTTTGGCAATGCCTTCGAACTTGCTTTGCTTTCGAAAGATGAGTACCTTAAGAGGGTAGCTGTGTTTCCTGATCAGGACTTTATAGACATCGCAATGCAAGATGACCCGAGTCTTACGAAGCCCCGCGCATCTAAGAAATATAGATCCGAGGCCGAAAAATGGGAGATTGAAAACGCTGGGAAATACCGCATCAACGAAACCGGCGATGAAAGCTTTGAAACCATTGAACACATGCTTGATTCCTGCAATAGCGACCCGGTGATCAAGGCGCTGATCGAGAACACGGAATATCAGCTTTCTTTGTTCTGGACGGACGCGGCTACGGGCTTGGGACTTAAGACGCGGCCTGATGTGTGCAAGCGTAAACGGAATGTACTTGTGAATCTGAAAACGATCGACGACGGATCGCCGGAGAGCTTCAGCAAGGAATTGAGTAAGTGGGAATACCCGCTACAGGCCTCTATCGAGATTGAGGGCGCTTTGCGCTCCGGTTTGATGGAGACGGTGGACAACTACCTATGGCTGGTCTGCGAGAAGAAAGCGCCTTATAACGCAACGATATACGAGTACTCCAAAGAGGACCGCGCCGCCGGTGAGGATGGCTTACGCTTCATTCTGGACCGAATCGCCAGGGCGAAGAAAGAAAATAAGTGGCCCGGATATTCCGATCGAGCAGACAATCAATACGGCATTTTAACAGCAAAAATACCCACATGGTACAGGTTTTAGAATTCATCTTTTCATCCTTCTGGATATGGCTGGGCACTGTCATTATCCTGGGAGTAATCGGAACGGGTATTGCCGACATAATAAACTCAATAAGAAAATGAACAGGGAAATAAAGTTTCGCGTGCGCCGAGGCGCATTGATTATAGGGTATGAGCGGCTTACCCCAAAGGGCTGGGAGTGGATGTGTCCTGATTTAAATCCGGATAGTGGTGAAAGATGGACTCCTGGAGTTATCCATTCATCCACAAGCGACTTGCTACGGGAACAGTTTACAGGCTTTAAAGATAAACGAGGCGCTGAGGTATTCGACGGCGATATAATCCGATACGGATTAAGAGAGGGCATGGGATTGCCAGAACGAAAAGGATTGACCCGAATAATCAAAACTGATCACCTCGGATCAATCGGATGGTTTGACATGGATATTATCGTCCTTGGTGATCGGCATAAGAACCATGAACTCTTAACGCAATTCGAATTATCATGAACCCACTCGCCCGCCTTCAGTTCTTCGTCCCTAAGCGCCACGCTTTCGCGCACTGGCTCTACCGCAGGATGCACCGGGGCTATGCCTGGTTCGTCGGTATACCCGATAGGGTATACATCACCATGAACGGCCCTCGCGTCGCGCTATGGTTATTCTTCACGGCCGGCGGGGCTATCTTCATATCCATCGGACTTATCATTATGGCAATCATAACCTTCATTTCATGAAACGACAAATCTGGAAATATGATATGTCGGTATTCGATGATAATTTCATTGAAATGCCGATTGGAGCTAAGTTCTTGTCCATTCAGTCCCAAGACGGGAAGCCGGTTATGTGGTTTCTTGTTAACGCTGCAATGTCAAAAGAATTCCGTCGGTTCAGGGTTATTGGGACAGGCCAAGAATTTAATATAGATCAGACCGACCAGTATTTGGGCACATTTCAAATCGGAGGATTTGTTGGACACCTCTTTGAACTTCTTTAAACCACAACCCCATGATCTACCAATGCATCAAGAACGTGTGGGCTGAACCGGAATTGATTTATCCGGAAGCTGGACGTCAACTGTTGTTCAAGCAAGGTGATTTCTATTATGAGCAATCGCTTGATAATTACCCAGAATTGACTGACGACAAGGGTAATGTCCATCTTGTAACCTCGGAGCTTCTCGAAAACTTCAAGGATATTATGACCATCCCTAAGCCCGAGCCGAAGAAACAAATCGGCCTCGGATGCGCCATCCTCATCGCCTTCACCCTCACCGTACTCGCTTTAATATTTTTCAGATGAGCTGGATAGATATAGACGAAAAACTACCCGACAACACAAAGGAGGTTCTTTGCACTGACGGTAAGTTAATCTTCATTGCCACTTTTACAAAGGGCTGGGAGATTGAAGTGGAAGACGACGAACCGGAACCTGGGCAATACGATATGGATGAGAAGGACGAATTGCTATACCTTAAGGCAGGTTGGTATGAAGAAGAGGAACAGTATCGTGCCATGTACGATTACAACTGGTTCAAGCGCAAGGTAACGCATTGGCAACCATTACCCGAGAGACCATGAGCCTACGACTAAAACAGGGTAAGTTCTACGACGAAGCGGGCAACGTGGTGCCGCTGGAGCATGGCAACAAGGAGCAGATTGCTATCCTTGAGAAATATAGGAGGCGCCGCGAGGCATTCGAGGGTGATGGTCTTGAGCTTGATGCAGATATCGAAGTAGTGGCATCCGTAAGATTCAGCTGCATTTGTTGTGAATACGTGGTGTCAATCTCTAACGAAGATTATGATGCAAACGAAGCCACAGAAGGTCTTGTAGGCAAAGAGGATCAATGCCCACATTGTAAACAGAAATATGTAATTGCGCAGGATGAATATGGAGATCCGGTAGCCAAGTTCAAAAAATAAGCCCGGTCACCCGGGCTACCAAAAAGCTAAACTGATGGTTGCACAACAAAGATACGAAAATGAAACGCAGAGACAAATACAATCTTCTGTCCGATCCCGTGGAGGCTCAGCAGAAGGCAGACAAGGACCGCGAACGCGGCAAGGAATACGGCAAGAAGCGGGCGAAAGGCACCGGAAAAATAAACCGATCTTTCCATCTCAGGAAAGAGGACTTGTAACTTCCCTTTCGCGGGAAGTCGGTTCCTGAATTGTCCGTGTTAATAAAAATGTGGATAAATTGTGGATTATTTTACCACACCTTTCGTTACATTCGCATATCAATTATCCGCAAAGAGATCAGTCGAAGGATTATCTTTGCGGGTAGGTTTGGTTTTCATAACCTTTCCCGCCCGGTGCAACTTCGACAGCATCGGGCTTTTTTTATTTCTGATGGCCAGACCACAGCGAAACAGCGTAGACTACTTCCCTTTCCTATGCAAAGAAGGCACGACCATGTACTATATCGAGCAGAAATACGGGAACGATGGGTTTGCCACATGGATCAAGCTTTTGCGACAGCTGGCGGTAACCGAATACCATTACCTAAATCTCGGCAGCAAACCGCAGGTTATGTTTCTTTCCGCAAAGTGCAAAGTCAGCGAGGAAACTCTACTAGCCATCATACAGGACCTTTGCGACATGGGCGAGTTTGAAACGTTCCTTTGGGCCGAAAATCGGGTGATCTTCAGCACAAAATTCGTTGCCCATGTTCAGGACGCGTACGCCAAGCGAAGTAACAAGTGCATTGACCTGCCGGGTTTACTCATCCTTTTAGAGGGTTTAGGGGTCCGTAAACCCCACACTACGACGGATAAACTCCCCCTTAAAGGACCCGTAAACACACAAAGAAAAGAAGAGTATAGTAAAGAAGAAGAAACTAAAGGAGAGAGCGTACCCACGCTTGATGAAATTAAAAATTTACTTTTTGGGGAATCCGAAAAACGCTGGGCGGATGAAATGAAGCGATTGTATGGGGCGTGGGGGTCCGACGAATTCGATAAATGCTATCAGCACCACAACAATGGGCCCGCACCGCCTGTGGCGATTTGGCAATGGAAACAGAAATTTGGCACTTGGCTATCAATAAAACAGAAAAACGAAAATGGGATCGGGACAAAAACTAAGGGAAATACTGGACAAAAATCTGCCCAGGGGAACGGACAGCGAACAAAATGGGACTGGAACGTCTGAGCCATTGGACCGGCTATTCCTGGATATCGATCTCGACGCCGAAGAAGAAATCGAGGCCCTGCGGGTGGCCCGGGAGAACAAGCATTACCGACTTGTCCGCGAGGAGTATGCCCGCAAGATCAAGGAAGAGCAGGAACGGCCGGTATTTACCGCCGAGGAGGTCTTTGAAAGGTTCCGTGAGTCTTACCAAGTCGAGGCCGAAAGTCGCTACGAGACGATTTTAAAGCACCTTTGCGCCTACTTCACCGCCGACCCGAGAAGCGCCTACGATCCGCGCAAGGGTCTGTTTCTTTGCGGCGGGGTTGGAATAGGTAAAACCACCCTGATGGAGTTCTTCCAGCGAAATCAGAAAGCCAGCTATCGCATTGTATCCTGCCGGGATATTGAATCCGCTTACGCTTCGCCAGACCCTGCCACCGGTGGCGAGAAAGCGATTCACCAGTACTCGTTTAACTTTCAGGTCGCGATAAATTCAAATCCATTCGGCCACGTGATGTATGGGTATTGCTTCGATGATCTGGGCACCGAGGTCGTTGGAAAGCACTATGGTAAGGAAAAGGAAGTCATGATCGAGGTCCTGCTAAATCGGTACGACAAGCACATCGATTTCTTCATGACTCACATGACCACCAACCTATCGTCCGGTGAAATAAAGGACAGATACGGTATGCGGGTATTCGACCGCATGCGCGAGATGTTCAACATAATCGACTTCCCAATAACAGAGAAATCCCGCAGAAAATGATTTACAACGAACACATAGCCGGTGAATGGGATGCAGAAACGAAAATGCAAATCTGCATTATGTGTGGTGCTCTGCTTCTTGAAACAAATAGGCAGTCATCTTTAAAATTATCTGCCGGCGCAAAGTTCATAACCGACAATTTCAATACCATAATTATACGTAACTTTTACGTAGGGCCTGGAGACCTCATCAAACCATGCCATCAGACAAGATTTATAACCGAAAAATCCAGACGCAAATGATCTACATTAAAGACACGCCGACCCATCGCATTGAAGATGCTCTCGTTTTGGACGAACAACGCGTTGAGTATTTAAAGAATCTGATTGCTAAGGCCTATGACCAGAATTGGCATAATGATGGTCCTAACATCGATCAGATTAATGCATACGTTGCGCCTGAACTTAGGACGCCAGAGGAGGCGTTTTACGTCGCCGTCACAATTATCAGCGACGTTGTTAACGCGATGAAAGAAGCCGATAACCGAAAAATCAGAAGGAAATGAGAGCGATAAAGATAGATGTGCCCTGGGTTAAAGTCGGATACCGCATTCCCACCAATGAAAACGAAAAATGGGAAGGACAGCCATGCACGCCATACGTGCCGTGTCTTGTGTTTATACATTATCCAGGGAAACCGCAAGGGGGCATAATTACTGAAGCCTCATGGGATAGCCGGAACATGATTTTTGTAGGGCATTCTCCTTGGATTAACCCGCCATACATAATTTCCCACTTCATAGAAGTGCAGCAATTTTCAAACCCAGAAATACCAGATTATCAAATATGACCGCCCCCACCATCCCCCAGGCTAAGATACTGCGGCTGATGTCGCTGATACAGGTTTTGATTCGGGAGCCGTTGACGATCGAGGGTATATCTGAATCGCTGGACATACACCGCCGTAACGCCTACCGGTATCTGCGCATTATCGATCAGCTTGGAATCACCGTCAATATTAGGAAAAAGCAGATCGTCGCGAAGAACCGGAAGGTTAAATACATGTACTACATCGAACAATGCCCCTGCTGCGGGCGGGAAAAGTAAAAATCACTGAGAAAATATGGAAAATGACATGAAAGAGATTAATGCAGTTGTAATTTCAAAGGAATCAGGACAGACCGGTCCTGATACATGGGATAACTGGATCGTATCATTACAGGTAAATGGTGACACCACAGTCCGTGAGATCGTTGAGTGGGCTACAAAAAACAAGTCTCATAATTATTTTGATGTCACATTGCAAACTCTGGATCGAGTGCCGGAAGCAAAAAAGGAATTATTATGACCGACCCGCAACTCTTCGACCTGGTGTATGACCGCTGACGAATTCTTCAAATATCACTGGAAGGCTTATGAAGTAGTCGAGTATCACCATGCGCGAACGAACACAACAGTTCAATGCTCAGTTCTCGCTATTGACTTTGATTGCCATACTATGAAGATCATTCCGATTGCAGATATAGGCTACGAAGAGAAAGAATTTTGGTGTGCAATCTCTGAGATTCGCAAGATAGTCAAGAATCAGAAGTTGAAAGTGTCATAAATTTAGCTTGCATTTCTGCAAACTAATTTGCAGCTTTGGGTATGAAAGAAATGAAGGACTACGCACATCTGTATTTAGGATGCAAGGCGATCCTAACTAATGAGGATGGTGAACAGAAAAAGTTTATTCTGAATGCCTACAATCTGAATTACTACCGCGACTATCTATCGGATGTAAAGCTCATCCTCCGGCCGTTGGAGTTGATGACTGCCGAAGAGCAAACCGTATACGCTCAGATTGGAGACTACGATTTTAACAAAAGCTATAAGCGGGATGATTTCTATCTGATCGATAAAATGACCGCGGATCAGGTTGTGTGGGCCTTAAGAATGGGATTTGATATGTTCAATCTCAAAGAAGCGGGGCTTGCGGTATGCGAAAACGAGAATATATGAAAAAAGGATATATTTATATGGTCATTGGGAACCGTAATCCGACTCGTCATTTTTGTGAGATAGGCGAATTGGTGATAGGGTTTGGTGAGAGCGGCGGACTGGGTGCTCACAGATATGAGCGTGAGAGCTTTCAGAAAATGGGTGTTGGCCGACAGTTCATCGGGAAGAAAGATGTTTTTGAAATCGGCAAGCTATGACTAAGAAGAAACGCACGGAGTACACGCAATCTGAATTCGCGGCCCTGATCGGGGTCCACGAGTCTACCGTCTGGCGATGGGTAACGAAAGATCCTGCTCGATTTAAAATGTACGACGCAGAGGTCGTGGAGTTTAAGGGAAGAAAACTTATACGGAAATGAGCGCATTTATACATCCAGTAATTCCACCGATGACTCACGATCTGTCAAGGGGATGGGATCAGCCAGATCGACAAGCCATTTTGATTGATGACACGCATGCTGTTATGCGGCGGCGTGACTTCAATGCTTTAGCTGATTATTCTCATAGTCGACCGTCCGCAGTATATGAAGGTAAGATGTGGAAATCTCAGGAATTTGAAACACGCCAAATAACAGAAGGTGATCGCAAAGGGATGTTATATCAATTCCCTACGGGTAATTGGCTAATCAGATGGTGGAGCGCAGCCGCCGATCCTAACATGTGCAAACTGAATACACGCGTAATACTTATCGTTGAAACTGAGATAAAGAAATAGGGATATGGTAAAGTTATGGATTTCTGATAAGACATTGCCGCAACCGGAGCAAAGAAGATAGATGAACTGGAGCAATGGAAAAAAGAGGCCATCCTTGTGTGGGGACCGGTCCTCGACTACTGCCATGACGAGGAGAACGCAAAACGCCTCGGTATTGGATTAGGCGAAAATATCAGCGCGCGCATTCTTGAGATTTTGAAGGCCGACAAATAACTGAAGGAAAAGGATGATAATTTTATTACTCGCCATATCGGTATTGCTATCTAAGATAGCGCGTTTTGACTTTAAATACAGAATAATAATCATATGGATGTCCGGTATATTTTTCGGGGCCGCTCTTGTCTTTTGTATTGAAACATTTAACGCCAAATAAATATATGAATAATATTCCATGGGGTCCTATTGTCTTCGGGCTGCTCCTGATGACGATCGCGTGGCTGGTTCATGCTAAAAACGCAGCTGAGAAAGACCTGGCCAATGCCGAGGCTGAAAAGATTCAGGCCGACAGCATGCATTACCATAACTCCGTGGAGATACTGAAACAAAATGCGCTGCTTCATGAGCAGAACGACAGCCTGCATAACTTTCAGGCTCTTCTCCGAAAGGATGTCCTAAATTGGATAGAACACGCAGGTAACGCTTGGGACAAGGAAAAGAAAGGCCTACTGCGTCAGCTTGTGCAGGTCAACACCGCCCGGGCCACCGCTCCGGAACTGGACTCGATACAGTTCTCACTATACGGCGCACCGCCGGACGACTCGCTTCATACCATCCCTCTGGATTATAGCAGGAAACTCACCGGAGACGCCCTACGCCTGCCGATCGAACAAAGGCTGGCCACACGGGCAGGTGATCGGTTAGATAGCGCTGAGAGCCATTACGGACGCTTACGCGACTCCTACGAACTGGACATCCGAACCTATAAAGAGGACGCCGCCGCCGATCACGAGGCCATCACCGGGCTGATGAAGAACGTCGGCGAGATGCAGGGAACGATCACGAAGCAGAATAAGCAGCTCGACAATCCGTGGTCTTTCGGCCTGCATGGTGGATATGGTGCGACGTTAAGCGGAGGGCAAATTTATATGGGCCCACAGGTCGGGGCATCGGTTCAATATAAAATCAGATTAAGGAAACGGAGATGAGGAATATACAGTTTAGGGTATGGGACGTAGCGAACAACAGAATGGTCACTGACCCCTATCAATTTGCAAAGGCCTATGGAGATATGAAATTAATGGCTCCATGGATATTTTACGAGACATGGCAAGATGTTGACGACGGTATACAGCGCCCATGTCAAGTGATGCAATCTACAGAACTCAGAGACGGCCTAGGCGCTACAATATGGGAAGGCGACAAGGTTAAGCGCGGGAAAAAATTATTCATTGTGGAATGGATATCAGGGGCATTTCATCTGACAATAGGAGGTGAAACATCCGGCCCATTAGGTTTCGAATCAAAAAATGGAGTATGTCTCAAGCTCAAGGTAGTTGGGCATAAATTTGAAAAATAGCATCATTTTATAGCATGACCGACCACCAGTTCAGCCTCTTCGATACGCCTGCTCTTATGAGAGAGTTAAGCCCGATTTACATGCTCAGATTCAATAACCGGATCTATCAGGCAAAGGATCAACGATGTCTGGAAAGATTCGCGGAGTTCTGGGGATTCAACGCGCCGGTAGAATATGCGCCGGTATACTTCAATGTCTCTGGCGTATGCCTCAGAAGGATTATAGGGGTAGCGCACGATGAAGAAACGGGAGCATTCAAATGACATATCAATTCTCACTCTTCGGCTTCGTGCCGCCGCGCCGTAAAAAGGCCATCACTCCCGAGAGAATGGAGGAGGCGAAACGCGAGATAGCCAAGACCGGATGGAAGCCGAACGCGAAGACCCTGGCGAAGATCGCCGATCAGCTGGAGAGCCTGGATCGACGGATTAGATAGTTGCGACGCTGGCATTATTTTAGTACCTTCGCAACGTCTCGTAACACGTCGCTGGGGGTCCAACGAGAGATCAACCTGGCGCAAACCGTCTTAAAAAAGCCCGCTTTCTCCAGATCGCGGGCTTTTTCGTATATCTTTGTGAAGGCTCATAGAGTCACACAATGGTCAGGCTTCGGCCCTGCGCAGACGGCTCGGGGCCGTTTCGTTTATATAGGCTTGAGCCTTTCGCATTCCTGGATGGCGTGCACGATACACGCTGCGATGGCCTTCTGGCCGGCGGTACTCAAGAGGTATTCGGCCTCCTCTCTATTATCGAAAAACAGGTTTTCTACCAGGATCGCAGGGCAATCAGTTTTCCGAAGGACATAGAAATTCTCCTCCTTCACGCCGCGGAACTTGAATTCCGGAAACGTGTTTCGATAGACCGCCTGGAATACATTAACGATCTTGTCGCTGTCGGTCTGACCCGGTCCGCTGAACAATTCAAAGCCCTCCCCGCCGCCTGCATTGCTGTGGATGGAGAGATACACCGCACGCTTATCCTTGCCATAGATCGCGTCTGCTGTGCGCACGCGCTGCTCAAGGCTTGTGTCCTCCACCTCATCAGCGACTACGGCATAATCGATCTGAGCTGCATGTAAAGCCTGTCGAACGAATTCGGTGATCTGCCGATTGACGACGCCCTCGTAGATCATCAGTCCATCGGGGAACTTCCATTGCTTCGCGGGAGCTGTGGTATATCGGCCCTCTGGAGTCATGCCACCGTGACCAGGATCCAGCAGCCAAAGAAAATGCGACTTGCCTTCCCAGAGGTATTTGCCGTCGAGTATTAAAGTGCCTTTGTTCATTTCCGGTAGTTTACGGTGAAAGCTTTCTGCTTGAGATGTACGATATCCTGGTCATGTGTTTCAAGCTTTTGTTCATGTAGAAGTAGCATGGTTTTCATCTCCTGGTTTGTCTTTTGGATCTCCGTCAGCGTTGTGTCAATCTTGCCGGTATATCTCCAGATCACCCCTATAAGCGCGCCTCCGAAAGCTATCGTAACCGCATAATAAAACCATCCATCAGGCGCGTGCTCCATATTCCCGGTGAGTAAGATATAGTACAGCCACAAATTTAAAATAATTGAACTCAATGCTATGCCCGAATAGTTTGAACAATTCCCCGTTGTAATGTGTCGCATAATCAATGACATCTACAACTTCAAGCCACATCAGCGATTCCCAGTATTTTCGGCCCGTGTGCAGGGAAACAGCATGAAAGATCATGATCAAAAACACGTGCTGGCAGTATCCGTACACGTAAGCCTGTAGCGTCATTTTCCCATTCCATCCATCATATCCATGGAAGAACGGAAAGAAGCTATACCGGTCATCACTGCGTGGCGATAGGTCGAAAATTACATCCACGACATAAGCCCCGCAGATTATCCAGAAAATACGATCTCTCATGAGCCGCCAGGCGGAGGGGGCGGATCCTTAACTTTTCCGCTCTGAACTATATTAATGGTGCAGTTTGTTGCGGTGATGTTCACCACATAGTTCACCGCGTACTCTTCAGTCTCCGGTGTTTCTGGTTCGTCTGCCATATTCTTCTATAAGTTTTTGAGCTTCTTCCTGTAGTTTCCTGGCCTTTTTAAGCCTTTTGCCCAATGCCCTGCCCATGCTATAAATACCGTATGCGGCAAGCGTGCAAAGGGCAAAGAGCGCGATCATTCAATTTTCTTTCGTTTCCCGGATGGAGCTACCAAAAACCACTCATCCTGTATACCGTTGGTAGTTATAAGTTCCACAGTTCCGGTCTCTTTTACAACTACGGGAGCCTTTTTAGCGGTAATCGCGCCGATATCAGACGCGGAAACATCGGCGACATACGCCGGACTCGATGCCGTTGGTGTGTAATTCGCATCGAGTTTCAACTGTTCGGGATTTCCGGACAGTTCGATATTGCCGGCTTTGGTGATCTTTCCGGACGATCCCCCCTGTTTGTAAAACGCGGCCCCGGTGAGCGTGTTGAGAATGTTGTTGCGGAACTCGACCGAGTTATAATACTCCACGCCCACACGGCGCGTATTGATGAACGTGTTGTTGTAGATCTGATCGACCTTGCCGTTCGGTATGTAGTTCACCTGCATGATGCCGCCGCCCTGATCTGCAGACCCGGCGTTCAGGATAACATTGTTCCTGACCACAGATCCACCCGGGCCCTGTAGCTGTATTGCGAAGCCGGTACCGGTGTCGATCCAGTTTTCGTAGACCTGAGCGACAGTGCCCGGGTTGACGATGATTCCGGCGGTTTGCCCGTATACTTTGGCCGTGCCGTATTTGAGCACATTGTTCCGCCTGATAATCGCGCCGGTTGGACAGGATCCAACCTGAATGCCGTCTGCGCCACTCGTACGAATAATGTTGTCCTCGACTACCACATTCTTTACCTCGTGCTCCTGGACTGCCTTGGTGCCATTGGCGCAAGGGCCCCCGATCGGCGCCACGGTTGTTTGGTAATGCGATTCACCGATATAGATACCTTCTCCTGTTTCCGTCGAAATATCGTTGTGGTGGAAATAAACCCCGTCTAGCAAGAAATTCCCGCGCCAGGTCTTAGGGTCGCAGGTCGGGTCTGTTTTGGCAGCCAACCCTAAATAGCCTGCCCGGATAGTCAGGTGATCGGCCTCCACGCCAGTGGAAAGGTCCCTGAAGTCTACACCCTGGCCGATGTTAATGAGCGTTAAGTTCATGTCTCCGGTGCCGTTTGGGTCGCCTGTAATCCTTACGTTTTTGCAGTTCGACCAGATTACCCCTCGGCCGCCCGGGTTAACGCCCTTTAGAGTAACTGGAGATTTAGCCGTAAGAATGATCGGCTTATCAGGCGTGCCTATCAAATCGTGTAGCTCAATCTCCGCCCGGTCACCTTCCAGGATCAGGCGGTCGCCCGGCTTCACATTGTATTTTGCAGCCTGTATATTCCAGTCTGTCGGTTTTAAAATGATGTCTGCCATATTTTATTGGTCTTTGGACTGGGTCTTATTAGGATCTTTCATGATCAATCCCGCGACTGTGCCTATGCCGCCCATGGCCATCACCCATTCATCCACGGTAATAACCCCACGCATAAAACTGACTGTGAATGATCCAATAAGCACACCCAGACCCGTGGTCTGCCAATGCTTGAAGATGATCGAAATGTATTTATTCATAAAACCCTCATTTTAAATTATCCCCAAAGCCACTACCGCATTATACAGAGACGTCCTCTCGGAAGCCGATAATGGAGTCCTTCTACCATATAAAAATTTACAATCAGCGAGTCCTGGATTGACTCCGCCTGTCTGTGTTCTCCATACTCCCCAATCTATCACGGTAGCTCCCGCAGCTGAAGAGAACCATTTTCCAGTGTTTGATCCTGCATTTGCCGTCAAGGTCTGCTCCACGTTATTTTTAAAGCCCCTATTGGTTGCTCCGTCTGATAAGAAGCTGATCAATGAAAACGTTGAATGATCAGCGTCAATAAACCCAATACGAGAAACTGTGCCCCCGATGTTGTGGGTAATATGATGCGCATTAGCAAAGGCCGATTCATTAGACCGATAATGGCCTATTTTAAACCACCCATTGTCGCTCGATGGGTTAGACCCCGCAAACGCGATCACCTGGTTTGTAGATGTGCCCGCGGCGCTACGCATAACATACCCGAATTCTCCTTGTGTGTCGGACAAGAACTGAGACGGGGTTGAAAGCGTCATATACTGAGTTCCGGTTTTCGTCACCCAGCTGCTGCCTTCAATAAAAGTTGGTTTCGATGCCGTGCCGGCTGATATGTTGTATTGAAAATTATTTGCCGTATTGTATTTGTTAACGAACAATTCAACCCTGTTTGAATCAGTCGGATCGTAATAAATACCATCCTTGGTGTTCATTATGAATAAAACATCCAGATTTAGGGCGGCCAATGCGGCATATGCATCCACCGCAGTATATGTTTTAGGCTTGATCCTGAATTGCATATATCTATCCGTTGTTGGAGATGCCCCAAACGAACTAGGCACGGTAGACCCCCACCCGTCATTTGATTGATTGGCATCATAGATATCCAGGTGCCCGGAACTTTCAGATATTGTCGTCGGCGCAATAGCACTCCCTCTGAATTCTATATCGTATGAGCTGTTTGAGCTGGCATAATTAAGGATGGACTGTTGTCCTGTGAAAGCAATAAAATCAATTACTGGTGATATACTCCACCCAGACGATACAATCTTCTGCCTATTGAATTGACCTGTTATCGTCCCATCTATTTTGAATTTCGAGTATCTAACCATGTCAGGGAAGAAAATCTTCTTCCTAAATACCTTTTTTAGATCGGCTCTCCATAACCTATTCCCATTATTAACCCCTCCGTGGAAGTTTTGATCGCTGTTAAACCAGATCGTTTCATCCCGAGGGTCAACCATGATTGCTTCATGGACTGAGCCGGTTGTTGTTGTTGGAAATGGATAAATGGAATTGAACCACCCATTGACATCCTGCTCGGCCATTTTATTGATCGTGCTATTACTCAAGGCTCTATTTACAAAAACCTTACTCGTTATATAGTCGATGCAATTTCCCTCTGCCGTTGAGAACCAAAAAGCGCCAGTGTCAGTCCATGTCCCTGCTATCTTCTTGTACTTGCGCATCAAAGCGCTAATGGTAACATAGAGGACATCTTCGAATATATCGTAAAACAAAGTTGAAGGCTGCAAGGCTCCAACAGGAACGGAGAACCTTTCAATCTCATTGCCGGATAAATCGGTTATCCTTATCTCTTGCGTATTCTCCAGGCATTCGAATATCCTGTTGTTTACGTTGTCTACCGATGTGCCCTGTGATCCTTGCATCAATAAATTGATGGTGGGCGTCGGTATTGTTGTGGACATACCAGGAACGAAGAGCGATTTCGGGAAGAATCGAAGCCTGTTGTTATTGTAAGTCTTTACGCAAATGAGATCATCTCCCGGAAGGCCACTGGAAGCGAAATAATAGCTTAGGCCTGTGTTAGCGCCGGAACTGTCGTTAGCCCCGATCGTGTATGCTGATATTACATTTGACCCAGAGACTAATGCGCCGGTATCAGAAAATGTCGCGCTGCTTGTGATGTATGCATAGTCTGATGAATTATATGCAATCTCAAATTTACCTAGTTCAAATGTCGGTGTCGGCGGGGGTATAGGCGTCGTTGATGTTGGTACGCCCCCGTCAACAGCAGATAACGAAGACCTTCTATCAGACAATATCTGATTGTTCAGCATCATTATTTCAAGCCGCCGTTTTTTCTCCGCCTCGGTCATATCAAATTTATCTTTACAGTCTCCATGGTAATGGTATCGCCGGTGCTTGCAAGCTGAAATGTGAAAATCAGGAATACATCAGCGTTAAAATTTATAGTCGTCTGACTCGGCGCTGAATTAAACGTCCCTATATCAGTTGATCCAGCCAGAGCCGTATTAAAAACAACCTGAGTTGTTAGCGTTTTTACTGTAAGGCTGCGTACAAATCTCATATAAAGATTTGCTGATAATGGACTAGCAATCGCTAATTGCGTTGCGCCTGATAAATTATCGGTGGTGTTATAGTAGACACGTAAGTTATATCCGGATGATGTACCAACCTTACCGCATACGACATTGATCCCTATTTCGTCGCCCGCCACAATATCGCCCGCGGATATTTTTACCGTTCCTGAATACCTGGTTTCTGTGGTTGATGTAAACGTCGCTGCTGGCGCAATGCTTATATAGGTGCCTCTGATTGAAGTAGTCCCTAACACGCCGCTTGCGTTAGCCGTTACGAGCCTGAGGTCACCACCTGATAACGCTCCTAATGTGACATTCCCAGAAACCGATAAATCACCAGTTATTGATCCACCCGATAGTGGCAGGTATGGCAATGATGGAATATCCTGAGATACGAGCGATCTATAAGATGGAGCACTGGGAGCTCCATTGGCCGGCCCTGCTAGGATCTTATTGATGGCGACATCTATTAACGCGAAAGAAATCGATGGTGTGCTCGTTGGTGCCGTTACAGACGTCGTAAAAATTGGCGTCAATCCGCCGGCAGACACAGAAGATACAGAGCCATTCCCCCCATTGCTATTGCATGAAACTGCGCAAACAATGGATTTTATATCTTGCCTCCGTATCTTACTCGTTATATTCATTCTGCATATAAGTCTCCGTACCTCAAAACTTGTTCGTATCCACCGCTGATGATATATCCTATTTCGTAATAGTATTTACCAAGATCAGGCAATGTCATGTCCGAAGCCGATAAGTTCAATAAAATAGCATTACCGCTTTTAGAAAGCCCTGAGGAGCTTGTGAAGCTCTTCAATATGTCTCCGTCCCTCTCGTTCGCTATAGTCATAAAAAGACCGGCATAGTTGGGAAAATCGAATTCGGTTTCGTCGCAGTCATTATAGAAGAAAAGAATTGACCCGTTGATTATGGCCTGTCCGTTGAATATTTTCAATTCGTCTCTTTCTCCCATAAATAAACTGGCGCTATTAGTATTCATTGTACTTTTCTCGGTTTATTTTCCCAAACGTGCGAGGCTTTTTGCTTATCGATGTTATGTGCATGCCCGTGCCGAAGGCATTTGATCGACAGGAAGGCGTATAAAGGGCGTAATTCGATGAGTTCTTATTCAAGAAAACAATCATAAGGCCTTTATAAAATGCGGCTCTTTGCTCAGCTGATCGTAAAACTGTAGCCATGTCCTCTGCTGGGGCAATTTGAGAGCTCTCATCGGTGTGAATACGAAATCCGGAGCGCGTTGGATTTACATTGGCCTTCATGGCCCAGAATTCGTAGGCCTGCCAGGCTATGTACTGCTTCAAATATGGTGTGAGCAGGGCAGTATTGGCCGGAGAAAGCGTTTTCGAGTCGAACTGGGACACGATTTCGGCGTAAAACGCCTCAGAAAGTATCATTCTGAGCGTTTCCTGTGCCTGTTTGATTGGATTGTCGAGCACTTTGTCCTCAATGTTGGTCGATATATCGCACTCGGTCCGCAAATAGGCGAATGTTATAAGCTTGCTCATCTTACCTCCTTTACTTTTTCGGTCGCCCACTTCAGCATTTCATCACCGCCCCAGGCCATGTAGTTCACAGCTTCGCATTTGGCGAAACTTTCATTCTTAAATTCGGAATTTTTATCCAGAAAGTTTTTAATTCTGGAAATATCCTTCATCGAGATAGGCCTGCCGTCAATAATTGACTGCGTCAGCTCGCGGCTGAACTTTGCCTGGCAGATCATGCCTTTGTCAGCTTGGTGTTTTTGGGCCTTTGCAGCGTTTTTCCGGGCTTTTTCAGGGTATGTGTCATAATACACATTCAAGAACCGGTTAACCGGTGCGGCGGGAGGAACTGCCGGCGCTGTGGTCGGGGCCGCCGGGGCGATAAGGTCAACTTCAGTATTGTCCTGAATCCATTGCCGTTGTTCTTCAGGTGTTAGGGCTGCCCAAATTTGCGGATCTATTGTTGCGGTCTCGGGGAAAGGATTGTAATGGATGATCTTTACATCAATCCCCAGTACCTTTTTATAGTTCATCTCAAGGTTGTGATGCCAGCGTACAACCCGCTGCTGCATCAGTTTGACCGATGCTCTGATCACATTGCCATCACCGCCGAGCTGGGCTCCAGATAGGATGTTTGCAAGGATCGGCGGCACCTTCCAGGCCGTAGCGATCAAATCCTTGAATTGCGTGACCAAGGCTGTCATGTAACCCTCCTGGTTATTGCCAGGGAAAGCGACCAGGTCCGGGAATTCCTCTTTATTGGCTGCCCATGCTACCATGATATGCCCGACACGTTCAGATCCGGCGAATTCTTCAGCCATGTCCTGATCGAACGCCTCGCCGGCAGTTACCACAGGCTCAGTATTGGCGTGCTTCGGGTCGGATGAGGGCGCATTTGGGTCTCCGATTACCCGCATCATGACGGGCTGAAGGAATCCGTTTTGGAGGTTCTTCTGATGGTATTCGCCAATCCTCCTATCTACCTCCATCCAGTATTTAGCGGACCAAAACCCAGGCATGGGATAAAACCGGTTCATTGCCGTGGTAGTACCATAGTAGAATACCTGGCCCATATATTCCTTTTTGGCCTTTTTATCCCGCTCCATCTGGGCAAGAATGATCTTTGGATCAGGGTTCCAAACATCGTAACATATCGAATCTTGTAACTTATATAGTGCGGTTCCGAAGTATGGATTATAATGAATCGTTGAGATAAAGCCTTTAGAATCGGGCTTGCCAAGCCGGCAGTTTTCGAACGGCAGGGAGAATGTCTGCGTCCGCTCTGCAGTTGCGCTATAGGTGATCAGCCACGCATAACCCCAGAATGGGGATATACTTTCAGAGTTCTTGCGGTGGAATTCGGCGAACGTCTCGCCGCGCTTGTTGATCTCTTGGGCTCCGGCGTTTTCGTCCGAGAATCCCTCACCTTCGATGAAATCTGCAACCGTATCCCGGCACGCTGCCGCTACGGTACTTTCATCAATAAGCTTGGAAATTTTGAGCGGGAAGGCATTTTGATCGCCGTAGGGTATGAATTCGCCGACAGGATCGACCTGGATTCTCTGGGCCTTCTCGCGGAAAAGATTGAAGAATTTTAATCGCATGGTATACCAAAGTCCACTGTCGCACGGCTAAGTGGCTTTTGGTAAAATTGGCAAAAATAGCCTTCGCGGCATTCTGCCAAATCCTGTAAAATGGTGGATCGCTCCAGGTTTATGCGGGCGGTCGAATTGCGGATCTTCTTTGCATAGTCTCCCGAAGGCCTCCACCACGACAGGTGCTCCATAATGATATTGGACCACTCAACGCCCTCATTAATATTTAATGACCTGGTAGGGTCTATGCGGATATCGCGCCCCTCCCAGGCGAAAGGATAGCGCCTGTTGAAGGTGTGCTGTAAGTCTGGCGTGATCTTATGGATGAATGGCACCCGGGTAGTGTCAATACCGATCGTGAGCTTAGGACTTCCGAAGTAAACCCGGCTGCCGCAGACCAGACCTGCTAGATCTGGATTGTCGATGAATCGCTGCTTCTCGGTGAGGAAGTCCACTGGGTCATAGAACTCATCAGAATCGAGCATGATGAAATGGGTGTACCCCTGCTCCTTAGCGATAGTAAGCCCGTGGTTACGCTTTGAAGTCTCCGCGTGCATTGGATGCGCCAAGGCTGGCTCTTTGATATAAAGCTCGTAGTTGCGCCATTCCTCGGGGATGGGCGACGCCTCGCCGTAGTTGCTGGTTTCTGATCCGACGATGATCACCCCATCGACCAGCGGCCGGATGTTGGCGACTGAGTACTTGAGCATGTCCCAGTCTGACCACACGTTAAAGATTGCTGCGAGTTTCATTTTTTCCATACACCTTTTGGACAAGTTTCTTCGGGTAATCTGGCCTTGGCCTTCAGAACACAGGAACAAACACCACATGTGAATCCTTTACGATGCGGGCACACCGCACAATAAACAAGGCGTTCTTGGGCGAGTTCGTTGTTCTTGTTAGTGATCCAATACCACCAGGCCAAGATTATAGAGAATAGCTTTTTCATAAACCGTCACGCATCATTAAATCGCCAACACTCCTATACAGTGGATTCAAGAACGGTACATTGATGCTCCTTATGTCTGAGATCTTGGCCTGTAATTCATTGATGCGGTTATTGAGCATATGAAGCTCTTTTTGCATCAAATCAATTGCCTCATCCTTTTCCAATACACTGATTTTTGTGTCATGAAATCCCATTCCACAGTGTCTTGAATAGTATAGTGCAATCTTATTAGGGGCACTATCATTTATTTTTTTCAAGTCTTCACGTGAATTTACGAGCTCATCGTAATGCCACTTATCTATGGTTATTAAGTTTGTCATCGTGCGAATATTAAGTTCTCTGCACTTGTGTAAATTATTTTGAATCCCTGCATGATCTCTGAATAGCGTTGCTTGAGCACTTCGTTACCGTTATGCTCTATACAAAGACACCTCACGTCAGTTATATCCATCTGTTGCAAAATTGTCAAATCTGTTCCTTCCGCGTCGATGGACACGAAATCAAACTTCTTTATCGTAAGCCGGTTCAGAAAGGTTTTCCATTTATAAACCTGAACCTCGACCGGTGTGTATTCCAGCACACTTTCGAACCGTTTCTTTTCTTCCGCGATGAGCGTGCTTACGAGTGAAGTATCTCCGGATTTAAGCAACGTCCCGCTATCGAATAGCGTGCCCATTCCGTTGTGATCTCCGATCGCGCAGTTATATGTGTAGAAACAGCCTTTCTTTTCCTTACTGTAGAGTTGCTTTAGCTTTGAGTATGCGATAGGAGCAGGCTCCACGAGGCAGCCGCACCATTGTAATTCAGCGAGCGCGCGGGTGTTGGATAAAGTGATCCCATCGTTGGCTCCAATGTCTATAAAAGTGCCTCTGAAGTCACCGAAGTAATTTATAATGTGCTCCTGTTCGCGGTTCTGGCTATGGTTGGTCATGGCTTTATAAAGTATGCGATGTTTGAAACGAATTTCATGTCTGGAAATTTGAATTTGTTTCGCCTGGTGGTGTTGCGGAAGTAATCAACAACAGCTTGTTGACAGCCAGGCAACTGCCAGTCGTCTATGATCACGATCCCGCCGGGCTCTACCAACGGATACAGATTTTGAAGACACACAGCAGTCGAGTTGTAAAGATCACCGTCAAGTCGAAGTATTGATATGGGGTCAATATTATGTCCTTCCGGTATTCCTGCGGTGGTATCTTCAAACCAGCCTTTGTGAATAATGATGTTGTGCTTATTCTTACATCCTGAGTTCTCTATGTGATCCATGAAGTCCTCTACTGGCACCGCTGTCGCACCGGTAGTCTCCAATTTCTGCTTCCCAGGATTTGGTAAATTGCGCTGTTCTTCATGCGAAAGGAATCTAATTCCTGGCATCTGATCGTCTCTATTTGATGGCAGCGGTATTCCTTCGAATGAATCGAAAGCGTGGATAACCTTATTCGGAGCACCGGCACGCATCGCGATGATCTGAGCCCCGGCGGCAACGCCGCATTCAACGTAACACCCAGGAGAGTCCGCGTATTTCTGCGCCATCTCAAAAGTAAACATCAGCGTTTCCTCGGTCGAGTAGGCGATTCGTTTCGCGTAATCGAGCATGCGTTTCTGTGCGTCGGTCATGGTAGTGGCGGAAAGGATAGACCTACTGGCTTAATGAATTCTATTCCAGGAAGCGGTATCTTGTCCGCCTCCGAGTGATCACCGTGATTGTAAACAAATAGTATCTTATCGGTGTGCGCCTCCGTTGTACAGTGTCGCAACACCTTCTCCATCCACTCGAAATCCTCCGCGTTGTTCTTGTCTTCGAACTTGTATAGCTTGGCATATTTCGATTTCACCGGGCAAATGTGCCAAGGCGGTCTGCGCACGGTATACTCCGGCGTCATCTGGTCGTTGACTTTATAGGCGAGACGCATGTCCACAAGGCCCCAGAAGTCTTTGAGCTTGGTCATGGCACGGAAGGTCACCACGTCAGCATCTTGCAGACAGAGACGGACCAATGACTCGACATAGTTCGGCGCTATGGATTCGTCGTCGTCGAGGAAGCAGACGTAGTCACTTTGGGATTTTTCAATCAAAGCGTTTCGTTTCTCCCCAATAGAAAGACCTCCGTCAAGGAATGATTTACTTTCGTCAGTTATAACACAAACGCGTGCTATCATCGGATGATCATTAGCAAGTCTTTTCTGTTGGGCAATGAGATCATCAACAAGATTATCAAGTAATTTTGCTCGTGATGGAATGCTCGGTATCAGGATTGAAAGTATCATAGTCCACGACAGATTAGATAAGGGTCAGTTCCGTATTCTCCAGTTCGGTCGTGCGGCGGGCAAAGTATCTGACCGTATGGAAGCATTAGCCCAACCTCATTAAATGTTTTCGTGAGCTTATGAAGCAATACGCTCATCACAGCTTGGTCATGACGGTGGGCAATGAATCCCTGCCGATTACTTCCGCCGTCTTTGAATGAACCGTTTACAGAATAGTCTTTTATCTCGCCAAACATAAGTTTGCCAATCCATGTCGTAAGATCCAATCCAAAAGCGCCACCCCAAACTTGTGGAATATCCCGCAGGTCTTCATTGATTATCGAAAGAAGTGATTGGGCATGATCGGATAGATAATTCCATGTAGGATGCCCTAAGTTGTGGAAAAAGAAAACATTCCTTTCGTTGAATAGCGGCGTCAAATCCTTTTTGAGCTGCATTGATGAATCGAGCCAGATAACACGCTCATATCCTTTCTCAATGGCGAGTTGGATCATAGCCGTTTTAAACTGGTAAGGCATCTCCGCGTGAGTGTATGATCTTATGCCTTTCGGCTGCGGCCATCCTTTGTGTATGGTCACGCCTCGGTATTGGTCGAGTTCGTGGTCTGGAGAGTAAACCAGTAAGTCGCCTTTCCAGTGATCGATACACGAGTCGATGAGACGGAGCAAGGACTTATTATAATCCTCCCGTCCTTTGCTGGAGAATGAGACGATAACATCCCGCATCTCTGCCTGGCGTGTGTATTCTTTCATTTGTACGTCTTGTTTTTCGTGCTGAATCGGTAATGATACATCGGCTTTTCGATCTTTACTTCAGTATGGAGAATAAGCCGGTCGGAGTAGTGCTTATCTTCCGCGTTCGACTTGTCCGGGAATCCAGCACGCAAAGCAATCTCACGCTTCACCGCTGTGATGTGGTTCGTGTGGCGATAGTACACGGTCCGATTGCCTTCTACCTTGTCGATGTTACCGTAATCTTTTGACAGCCTCCAGATCGTTTCGTGCTGGCCGTCGGTAGTCATCGTTCCGTTGATCCCCACGCAATCAGGTCCTGACTCGATAGCCTTAAGCATCTCGTCAACGTAGTAGCTAGGTACTAAGTCGTCATCGTCCACAAATACCACATAGTCGCCCCAGCTTTGATTTAGTAACCACTGCCGCTTTGCACCCGTGCTCATCGCCGGGCCTCCATCATGCTTGACGATCTCCACGCGATCTGGATGTTTCGCAACCTGCGGTTCAAGAACGTCGAGAAGTTCATGCAGGAGATGATGCCGGTGTGGAAGCGTGCAGATGAGTATTGATAGGGTCATAAAAATGGCGGATTTTTTTTATTTCAATACCTGGAACCCGCCGAAACCACACATCTTAAATTTCTTCATACCGGAAATCCTTGTGCTTTGCGTAATTGAAATGTGGAATGACCCTGATCCCAATTCGCGGCGGATCTGCGATATGTTTCATCGTCCGGAGCTTTCCCGTTTGCTGGGTGCTCGTGGGGGAAAGCTAAATGCGGGGCCATCTTCAGCGCGTTTAGCTTTCGAGCTGTCCAATACAAGTCTTCATCGACGAACATGCTCCTATACTGTGGACACCAGAAATACCCAAGCCTTTCATAAAGCGCCCGATTCATGATCGGAATAGTGAGCACGGGCACGTCGAATTTTTGCAGGCAATCATCAACCTTAACCAGCATCGGTCGATCCTCCTCGAACTCCCGAACCAGCAGTTCCCCCCAATTTTCCGGACACTTGAAATCATCAGAAAGGTAAATGAGGATGTCGCCGGTTGATCGTGCTGCGGCTTTGTTGGTAGCTTCCACAACTGAGTTGTTGTCCTCGATCAGTAAAAACATTGATCCATCATCCGGCTTCTGCCCCTCATAAATCCGCATATATCGCGCTGGCTGATCGTTCGTGTCTATACTCACGATCAATTCAAGATCAACGTTACCGGCACGCTCAAGCCAGTAACGATCGGTCGCCAGCGACTTCTCGGGGCGCCCCCGGCTAGGGTGAAGAAGGGAAATGCGTTTCATTTTTTATATGATTTATACATTGCGTAAATAGAACATGCCGCATATCCACATCCGAAATCAAAATGAATATTTTGACGCTTTAATAATTCAGCAACTACGGCTAATCCGACCACTATAACGATCCAGACACATATATTTTGAAATGATTTCATAGCATCTCTATTTTTTATTGATCCATTTATCGCAAATCCATATCCCTACAGGTATGCCAATTATGAATGCTTTCAATACCAGCAGAATTACAATAATTGTATCAAAGCACTTCATAAAGACTCTATCTTTAAGTCCTTGTCATTGATCCAGCAGGAGAACATGCGCTCGCACAGAAACGAGTGCATCGGGTAGAATCCCCAGGCCTCGCGGACGTTGGCGGGTATCTCGCCTTTGAGCTTTGTGTAGCCTGAATCGATCCATACCGCGTTGTAGATTTCGTCATCCTGATCCATCACCGCCATCGCCGGGCGCAGAAGCTCATCCACATAAGCTTGGTACACCTGGCGGGTGGCGATGAAATGATTGAAATAGACTGTGCGCTGCGGCCACACCTCCGGAAATGCGAAGACGAAGCCAACTCGATCGAAAATTTTCAGCAATAAAGCCTTAAACCCTGGGTGCCATGTCTCCGCACGGAGCAACATCTGGTGGTGGCGGCTGTTTCGGCTCAGTAAAAGCACATCATAGTCACCTTCTACGACATCCTGTGTCAATTCTCGCCTCGGCGGCAGCATAAACCGCAATTTTTCTCTCAAGGCCCAGCTACAAACCCCGATTTTGTCGCCTTTGAATGCGGGAACAAGGTCCAAAATGACCGAATTCTCAAAAAAAGGCGTCAAAGTCTCATTTTTATACGGAATTGCGAACGGATACAGGTTCTCTTTCTGGGCATCGTCATAGAAAATCTGATAGAGAGCGGTCATGAGCGCAGCCATTTAAGCACATCCCGGAAGCAAGCCCCGCACTTCATCTCCTTTCGGCTGGCGGTGGCCTCGTTGTAAGCTTTGAATGCCGCCGCCCACTCTGCCGTAGCCCGATAGGTGTTCTCCTGCCCTGAATTCATGATCGCTGCGAGTAATTCTGCCTTGTTCACGACACAATTTAAAAATTTTTAAACAAAAAAGCCGAGTTGCCCCGGCTTTTAAATGAAATATCAACCACTTTTAAATCACGAGTGCGTTGAGGAATGCTATTGACGTGTCGAAGCTGCCGCCCCGGAGGAACCTCTTAGGCATATACTTGTCAGCGCCGACCAGAGTAATCTGAGTTGCGGTGTTATCCGCAACCTGACGACCGGTGCTGCCCGTGGTCGGATCTGCGGCACTCATGCCAGTGCCGCCGCCGAAGATCAGCAGCTCGCCATTGTTGGTTTCCACAATCGCGCCGACGTCCGCTGTTGCCAGGGCCTCGATCACCGCATCGTCGGTCGGGTCGTTGTTGAAGGCCCGGATGATTACCTGATGCTGAAAGAGGGCATTGCCACCATCACCTTTTTGCAAGGTCCACGTTGCCTCATGGCTGAACTTAGCACTTTCGATCTCATAAAGACCCCGGTAGTTGTTGAACTCCAGATCCGTTATGTAGGTCGCCAGTGCCGTATTGATCCGCACGCGCAGGTCATCCAGGTTAAACAACCACAGCCGTTTTGCCAGGCCGCCGGGCTTGCGGAGGTCGGAGCAATCTACCCCGAGCCCCGCGCCGATTCCGCAGTTTGTAGACATCGTTTAAAACGCTATGGACGTTAAGTCACAGTGAAGGAAGTTGTAACCCATGCGCATTTCACCTTCAGCCTTGGTTACGCGGTCCTGACGGTCGTACCACATTTCCACGTTGTTCAGGTCGGAGGTGTTCTCCACGCCGATGATGTGGTTATTTGGCACGGTGTAGATGATGAAGTGGCGCAGTATGTCGTAATACGGGTTATCCGTGTCGTTCTCCAGCGTGTAATCAGCGATCCACAGCGGCCGTACAGGGGTGCCGCGGTAAGTCAACTGAGCCACGCCGTCAACCAGGTATTTAAACTGTAGCTCGGTGCCATACTGCCTGGATTCGTATGAGGCGTACAGATTGTCCCAGACGGATCCGGTAACCCAGAATACTTTCTGGCTGGCTGGGATCTGCTTCAGCAGGATGGGAGAGCGCTCATACACCTGCTTGAGCGTGTTGATTGCGTCGTCCGCATTCAATACGCTGGTGTGGCCATTCGGCAGGGCATTGGAGATCGGCTTAATACAGTATGATCCGAATCCGTCGAAGAACTTGGTCCACACGCCGTCGATGGCGGAGAACAGGTTGGTCGAACCGGAGCCCAGGGAGTCATTGCCGAACAGCAATACTTTCCACAGATCTTGACGCGCTTGCTCCAAAATCTCATCCATCCACACGGAACGGAGCTTGCCGCCCAGCTCATAGCCGGATAGGCCATCGCCCACCAGGTCAGAGTCTCCAAGGATGTTTGCGGTGGCCTGGAATTCCTTCTTACACCACTGCTGCGCGATTTCAAACAGACCGGTCACGATGCGACGGTCGGTGATGGAGCCCGAGCCGGAGAATGACGGCGTACATACGCCTGTGCCTTTTTGTAGCACGCGCGTAAGCGGGGTCACGAGGTTTAGGTATTCTCCGGATCGGATGCCGGGGTAGATCTGCGCGAACTCGGACAATGCCGGGGTTTCGATCTTGGGCTTTTGGAACAACTCCGTTTTGAGAATACCCGGATAGGTATAGGAGTAGCTCGGGGTGTAGCTCGATACGTTTTTATACTGTTTTCCCATTGTTTTACACGCGTCCGCGCGATTTAAGTTCTTTCAAAATGTCTTCACCCATGGGGTCGTAGTTGTCGCCCATGTCCTTAGGACGGAAGCCTACCGGGGGCGGATTATCGTTGCCGACGGTCACCTTTTTCATTTCCTCCAGCTGTGTGGACAGGTTTGTGAATTGCTTGCGCATCAGATCCACAGCCTTGGAAGTATCTGCGGCCTCCTCATTCTTTGCGGCGAGCTGGCCTTCCAGTTCCGCGATCTTGTTCTTGAGCTCGTCTACGTTGTCCATAGGTTTGTTGTCTTTGTTTGAATCTGCCGCGCCGGCGCCCTCAACTGAGGATGAAATAACGCCACCATCGCCGACGGTGATCGTGTTTCCGGATGCGGTTTGATAGGTACCGGGGGCGAGCGGCGTTCCGTCAGCGGTAGTCACCTGTGCGCCGTCCCATACCTGGCCCGGGTCAGCCATCACGACGATGGCAGTCCCATCGGTAAGCGTATCCTCCACCATGTTTTTGAAGAACTTCTTCATCCCCATGAACATGGTTTTCATATCGGCCTGAATCTTTTCGAGGAGGCCTTTAGTTTCCTTGTGGTCCATATCGTCGTTGTTGAATTTTTTGATGTCCATACGCGCGACAGCCTTCATTTTCTCCTGCACCGCATCCACAAAACCAAGCGCTTCCGCTTCGGTGGGGCTCATACTGGTTTCCGCATCGATCATTTCAACGAGCTTGGCACGCGTCACTCCTTTCCGTGCGACCTTTGGCATATAGCGGTCAATCAGTTCAGATTTGATCCTGTCGAGTTGCTCGGCTCCTCTGCGTAGGTCTTCTGCTGTGCCGTCAATACGCCCGGTGGGAAGGTGTATCATAAAATCACCATGGGTGTTCATGATCACATGATCGCAGCAAAGCGCATCATACGTGGCGATGGAGGCGCACATAGAGCCGATCTGAGCTGTCGTCTTCTTTCCTAAATTCTTGATGATGGAGCCGATTTGGTAACCTTCGTAGACATCACCCCCGGGGGAGTTGATGTGAACGATATATTCATCGGCTGTGGGGTAGTTGGCGATATCAGCGCGTACCGACTTAGCGGTTACCGCGGTTCCAATTTCGCCCTCGATAAAGATGTGTCCCGTCATCGATCCCAAAATTGGGTATCGATAACCGCAAATCATTCCAAAAAAATCCGGAATTACTCAAAACGGTGAATTATCTCATATATAGAAGAGATCGACTTCTGATAATGCTCTGCTGTTTTGCCAGCGGCTTTTTTAGGATCAGAGGATTTGAAGCTGAGATAGGTGAGGTATATTGACCGGTATTCGACCCATGCGCAGCTAAGGTGCCCCTGTTGAACCAGGTTCATAAATGATTTAAAGCCTACTTCTTTGACCGGGTCACGGCCCGACAGTGCATCCTCTATATTCATGAGGCAAGTTTAGACGTTCTTTCCCGGGCCGTAATGCGGTTTTGTGCCTTTGTGATCTCCTTTACGCTAACCTCCGGCACCGGCAGGTTCTTAATGGCATTCATCATGAGCATTTGCTGGTCCGCGGCCCTAGTAACGGCCGAGGTCACGATTCCCCCGTTCGCGTATGTTCCACGTGAAACACTTCCGGAATAGCTCGGGCGCATCCGGTCTGCAGCGGACGGACCGCCCACGGCCGCAACATCGCGCTGATTCCAAACCACTTCCCCGGCGTGCACGATACCTGCAGGTTGATATTTGTGTCCATCGCCGGTGTAACCACCCTCAGCGAACTGGACACCGTTGATCTGGGCCACGCGTGCCAGGCCGTCAGCGACCGCAACAGCGGCAGCAGCAGCACCCAGATAAGGCCCGACATACGGAATCCCAGCAAGCGCGTCGTAGGTCTTCTCAGCTGCCGAGTACGTGGTCATTAGGGTTTGAGCGCTCGCCAGCACCTTAAATGCGGCGGTCTGCTCATTGAATATGCCAGCGGCTTGTCCTATTATATTGGCTGTAGCCTGAAATGTCTGCTGGTCTAGCTCCTGTTTTATGGTAGCCGACTGCCGGTAAAATTCCTGTTTTTGCTTTTCGGTGAAGTTCACCGCGGCCAGTTCCTTTATAGATTGTTGGATCCTGATCTCGCTGGCCTGTATGGCTGGGTCTGAAAGCTGGTTACCGGTAGCTTTTTCTACGAGCTTGGTATTCGGCGCGCCTTTTTCCCTGGATATGTCCTGTTGTAGCTTCAGCTCTATCCCTAGCTTTGCATTGAGATCGTCCTGGACCTTGTTGATTTTTGTCAACTGCTTTTCAAGCGAGGCGCTTTCCTGGGCTATGGCTCGGCGTTTGGCCAAAACTAAATCCTGCTTCGCCTCATTATTTGGATCGGCGGCAGACTGTTTTTGAAGGATCGCCAGCTCAGAATTAAGTACATCGAGGATGTTCTTTTTATTGACCAGTAGGTTTTGCTCGATCGTGTTGGCGGCTTGGCTCCGGTCGTTGATGCTCTGCTGATCATCGGCAATTTTTTCTAGAAGCTCCTGATTCTGTTCAAGGCGCTGGCTTGCATTCGTGCGGATTTCAGCTTCCAGCCTGCCTAAATCTTCCAGTTGCTCAGTCACCAAAGCAAGTTCTTTAGATTCATTCGCAATAGACACTGGATCCAGACCGATAGCGCCAAGAGCAGATCCGAAGCTGGTTTGCGATAAGGCCACAGCCGCCAGGTTCAATAGCTTGGTTATGGCGCCATCGCCATCTTCAGCAGAAGAGATAAGCCCGGCCAGCTTGTTTGTGACAATGGTTGTAGCTTCCGAAAGCTGATTTTGAGCGAAACTCAGGTCCTTAGCGCCGACAGTTGAGCGGGCATAAGCTGCGCCCAGCGCACCTACAATGCCGACGGCGGCTGCTGCCGGATTAGCAAAGGAGCTTAATTGCGTGGAGAGACCGCCGACATTAACCCCGGCAATATTCATCTGCGCGGCTGCGTCTTTGACGGAGTTTGTGTAGTTGCCTACATTCCTTCCGAAATTACCGCCGGCCTGCTCGCCCTTTTTTAGGGAATCCGTGAGCTGTTTTATCTGAACATTGAACGCATTGAATTTCTTCAGGCCCTCATCGGTGGTTTTATTAAGCGCGTTGCGCTGTTGAACGAGCTGGGCGAGTGCCGCTTTCTCAGCGTTTACGGAGCCCGTCTCAGCCTCGATCACCTTCTTGAGTGTATTGCGCTGCTGGGTCTCTTTGCTGAGGTTCTGAGATAGGCGCGCCTGCTCCGAAATGTATTCCTCCTGCGTGATATTCCCCGCCTTCAGGGCCTTGGTAAGCTCCTGCTGGGCGGTCTTATTGTCCATGATGACCTTTTCAAGCTTCTCGTAGTCACGAATGGCTTTGCTCTGGTCGATCTCAAAGTTTAGAAGTACGGTCTTTTCCATCAGGACAGCTTTATAAGTTCAATGGTACAGGGCATGTAGCTATTTTTGTAGCCGCTGATACGGTTTTGGTAATATAGATTGTCGGTATCAACCGTGCGGATACGGATGGGCCGGAGCGGAGTAAGCTCAAGGAATTGTACACGTGACAAATATCCCGAAGCATATTCCTTGGTAGGATCATTGAGCGCCCGCCCCACATTTGACCAGTATTTTTCCGTAAGTGTTTGTTGATAGGCAAGTGGATTGTTCACGGCGCCAAACGAAAGGGATTGCTTATATCCATCGTTGATCGATTTACCGACACTGAGCAGATTGAAATATGGATATGCGACATTGGTATAATTGTTCTGATCTAAATAAAAGCTGTCTATCCTAGAGTAGTCTGAAACTTGCGTTACGCCATACTCTGTTTGCCAGAACACAAACACGCTATCGTCGCTATTAATCTTATGAACAAGTTTTGTGATTTTGCCGGTTGCATTGGTGTTGAATGTAAGCCCTCGCACGATGATATATCCAGATCCGGTTCCGACTGTCTGAACTACATATTCCCCATTGTATGAATTTTCGGTTGAATCCGTGATCCTTACTAAGTCGCCTACCTCAAACAGAGAATCGTCTAATCCATTGAAGCGAGGTGATCCTGATGAATCTGTTACGCCTGTAAAGTCATCATTAGCCACCTGGTCAACGTCAACAAAGTGCATACGCTCAAGGCTTGCTTGAAATGTGCCGCTCAAATAGGAAATGGGAGAACTGAAGTCGCTATCGACGATTGATCCGGTATCCGGAATGAAATCATTGTCCACCGGGATCTCGCCAGAGCCATATTTTATAAACTCCGACACGTTATAACCTTTTATTTCCTCAGTGTTTGATTCCTGATAGGTGAGCTTATTTGTCTTTGCGAAATTGGAAATAAACTCGGCATAGTTTGTATCGGTTATCTGTATTGAGTTGGACAGGTCAATGGGCTCCTTGCTCTTGATCTTATCGAAAAGATCGATAGTGAGCGTTTTTGATGCAGTGTCAAAATCGGTGATTGCGCAGAATAAAGAAAGAACATTGTTCACGAGCTGCGCTTGCGTCCAGTTCGGCAGCAGCTTATTACCGGATGTGAAGAAAATATATGTAGGTGTAAATCTAAAGGTGCTGCCCTGAGGTACGCTTATCGAAAGAATGCCTGTTGCGCTGACAGCGCGCAGCCTGACATCGACAACATCACCGGCTTGTAAATGCGCACTATACGTTACCAAGGGAACCGTGTATGTATCGGGAGATACACCTGTGTTAATCGGAACCAATATTGAAGACTTCGCCGTCCCATTGACATATATTTCGATGAATATCTGATCCACGATAGGCACAGGTCCGACCCCATAAGCCACAGTTATATCAGTCAGATCAGCCTCAAACTTTCCGCGCATCTCAGAATCGGCAGTATATTTTTGAGTTGTATTGTCGTAGCTATTCTGAGATCCGTCGAAATACGGAAACGTTGAGTCATCGGCAAAATTAATCAACGTCGTGTTTCCGCCTGGCGGCACATTAAATACCTGATCAGAGGTGCTTGCTGCATAGAACGACCTTGCGTCCAGTTCATCCTGACTCTTAGTATTCCTGGAAAGAATCATGGAATTGAAAGCGGGCTCATTGAATAAGTCTCCTTGCGTTTTAATTCCAGCGGATTCGAATATCTTTCGAAACGCATACTTCATGAATATGCAGCCCGTGAAATCTTCCCGCATCAGATTGGGGTACGACCTGGTGATCAGCATGCCCGTGTCGAGCAACGGATATATTATCCCGTCATCGTTGTCCCATGAATTGGCGATGTTCGTTTCCGTGGTCAACGTATCGAGTTCAGAAAAATCAATATCAGATATGGGGCCACTTAGCAATGAAATCCAGTTGTAATTGCCTGAGAAAAACGAACACGAAATAGTTTTCGCTGTAAGATTCTCAACGCGAATTTGCCCGATATAAATTGGAATGTTGTCCTCACCTAGTACGTCACAGGGAACGGATTTATAGATAGACTTCACCGCATCTGCAGTCGGAAATCCGAGCATGGCCATATTGTTGGCTGTTCGATCCATGTCGAATTGATAGGAGAAGTCACCCGTCGTTTCGTCTAGTTTTTCGAATAGCTTAGACTGCTTCTCCATCTCCACATCGGCGATGAAATCAAAAAATCTATCGTTAGATCTGAGCCTCATAGTGATTGAGATGGATTATCGTCGGTGTGCGTGATGGTGAACGATATGTTATAGGTCTTGTCTGCGTCTTTATAGATCGTGAAAGAGTTGGCGTCAACAATCACAGTGCGTTTGTCGTATCGGCTATTGATGATCTGAACAAGGGTAGATTCTTTGATCGTTGCGATGGCATTGATCAACGCCTTGGATGTTACGTCCTGGCTCCTGACTATGAATTGTTTCGTAGTCTCCCTGAATGTCTGTCGGCGCTTCTCTGTATCAGCGAACTCTCCATAGGAATAAGGCCAATTAGGAAATGTGTTCTGTGAAGTCTCTCCGGTTTCACCTATCTGGATCAGGTTGTCGTTGAAAGCGATAAACTTCCAGTATTCGAAGCCGCCCAGGTTATTAAGCCAGGTCAGATAAAAAGGCGTGAACTGTGTGTTTGGCTGGTCGCACTCGCATTGTATTTTGATGGTTTTCGTCTCCGTAATTGCAACTTCGAAATTGCTGAATGCGCGAAGCTCAACGATTGTATTTCCGCCGCCACTCACTGCATCCAGGAATACATAGACAGCTACCTTGTCAGGGATATCAGAAAATGTAACAGGAACACCAACGCCAACCAGATCCGTTGCAAGTGTAACTGTTCTTGATGCGGACCCATCTCCTATCGGGGTGCCCGACTTATATCCTTTTACATGAAAAGTTAACGTAACTGAGGTATTGCCATTAGTGACGAAGAACTGACAGTTAATATTATATGACCCCGATGAAAAAGCCGTTGCGTTAGATGTTATTTCATCAGTTGTCGTGGCAACCAGTGCAGGAATCGTAACGCTCGGAGATGCGCCAGGTGTCCAGGCAGGTCCTCCTGTATTAACGTTTACCCATTGATCCAGACTTTGCGCCTGAAGAAATGAATTTATGATGGTCACGTCAACGCGATCATAAGAGCAATTTTGATCAGGCTGTACTCGATATATTCCACCACCTGATGATTTGATCAGCTTTCCAGTTGTTGCTTGAAGCACATCATTGCTATACCATTCCTGCTTGATGATCTGATTTGTAAACCCCCCGTCAAAAAACGTCAGATCGTAGTAATGATTGTCTATGTCACCGCTTCCAGCAAACATTACTGGCTCATCAAATACCGTGAGGAACTTATTAAGGTACTCAGTCATGAATCCGCTATACCGATTTTTGAATGGCAGCTTAGCATTGAGAGCATTGCCCACGAATGAATCTATCGTATATGCAAAGTCCTGGTTATCGAATGACTCAGCGTATGCGATTTTAAAGTTCGTCCAGAAATCGGTGTTGTTTGGAAGCGTGGCAAGCAGTGTCCCGTTGCGCTGAGTTATATACGCCTTCACAATCTCATGCACCGAGAACATTACCTCGTTATTGGTGTCCGGTGTAAGTCTCAATGTTGCCGCAACTTCCATGGGACGCAATGCTTCCCACGTGGCGCCCGAGTTGAATCCTGCATATACTTTTATCAGCACATTGTAATTATTGTTGTAAATCTGGACTTGCCCTCCTGTAAATGTATACGAAGCGCTGTATGCCAGGTCTATCACTACTACGCTTGTGGATTGAGCGTCTATGATCCGATAAACACCCAGGTCAAAGATCTTAATGTAGTCTCCATTTGTGACCGCTCCATTTAATGCGCCGCTTGCGTGAATTCTGACGTGCCCATTTACATTGTCATAGCTGGAGATAGTCCTGATCGTGTAAACAGTGTTGGTAGGCCAACGGTTATTGCTGAGACGATATACAATGGGATTAAATACTGCCGACCATTCGTGTGTGGCTGTCTGCGCATAATAGGTTATTTCAGTCTCAACGATATACGGAACCATGTCGTTTGAGTTGTTGATCAAAATGAACTGATTCGCGTTTACTCTGAAGACCTTGAAAAATCCGTTGTAATTCTCCACACGAGATTTGATAAACACCCACATTCCGGTTGTTAGTCCGTGGCCTATGGAATTTACCGATGCGGCCGTCGTGGCTGGGTAGCTTTCCGAAATGGCTGCGGAGACCCCCGTTTCATTGAGAACTACACCTTGGGGCCTATACAATACTGTTAAGCTCATGCTGCTTTATGGAGTTTGATTACGTTGGACATGACGGCATCAGCGAAGATGTTTAGTATCTCGGTCATGAGGTCGTTTATAAATTGATCGTTGATCACGTTGGAAACTATATCTTTTCGGCCGCCTTTCTTGAAGAGCTCGGTGCCTTCCTTGTTGATCTTTACGGCGACGGCCCATTTCATGGACTCCTCTTTCCCGCGGGCAGCAAGCCATTTGCCGATACTATCCAGCATTTCACGCCCCGGCTTTTTCTCAGGCGTGGCCTTCCTGCCGGTCTCGACGACCATGAAATAAGGCTTTGCAGTGATCGTCAGGATAGATTTGTTCCCTTGGCTTTCTACCGAATACGTTACCGATTCCGATGTTTCTGATGTGGCATTAGTTCCTGTCGATGCGAGATTACCCTGGATCTTATCGACCGCGAACTTTCCGGCCTTATCGAGAATATCGTCAATCGCAATCGTCGCCATATATCGCGCAGTAGTCGAAGGTGTCGGGCGTGGTGAGGGTGAAGCTGAGGGTGTATCCTGTGACGATGTCAGAGAACCGTTTTATGTAAGGCTGTAGGTTCATGCCGGTAATGAGTAGCTTCTGCGTGGCCAGCGCAATGGTGTTGTCCTCGGGGCCGAGCTTGTCGGCATTGAGCTTGTTTATGAACTGGTCCGCCAGGTCCGACATGTCGTCCATGTTCAGCGGGTAGTCCTTTTCGGTGGAGGCCTCGCCCTCTTTCTCCATAGTCATGAAGGAAATCGAGATATTGAAGGCCTTGGTGTAGTTGTACCGGTCCTCTGTGAATGAAGGTGTGATCTCAAAAGGGTCAGCCCAGATATATGGGTACTTCTTATCCTTGATCGCGTTGAAGTCGGAGAGCCTGCCGTAGCCAAACTGGATCTTATCACCCAAGGACCGGGCAATATCTTGAAGGAGGAGACGGACGGCTTTGTGGCTCATCTGTGGGTATTTAAATTCAACTCCCCAAAGCTTTCAAATTCGGCATGGCTGATATATGGCCCCATCAATTCATTTAAAAGAAGATTCATTACTTCTTTTCTGGCCTGTAGAATCAACCAGCATCTTAGCCTCCATTGAGCATTCACTTTTGAGGGCTTTCTTAAGCTTTCTGGGAATTCTTGACCTCATTCCCAAATCTACACAGAATTCTTCAATGAAGCCATATACTCATCTTGGGCATGGTCTTTCCAAGATCGGTAAATGTACTCCTGATAGAAGTCCCTAACGGTCCATAGGGCTATGTCGGTTTCTTTTTCTCGGCAGGCTTCGGCAACGTAATCGAGAATCGCTTTAAAGCCGAACTTGCCCATGATTCTTTGGACTTCGGCTTTACTGGCGTCTGGCTTTTTGATGGGGAGTTGGCCGCCGATCCATTGTTCAAACTCAAGAGCTTGACCAAAAAAAAATTGCCTGCTTCGATGATCTCCCGGGCATTAGCGTTCTGGAATTCTACCGCCAACTCGCGAGCCTTGTCGTAGTTGTAGGCTCCATCCCGGGCTTTCTGGCAGTAGATCGCCACGATCATGGGATAGTCGGCGACCTTATCCTTGAACTCTTTGTTCACAAGCGCCAGCTTTTTCATATGCTCGTACTGGATCACGGTTTCCAGGGTGATATTTTCCGGCAGAATGAACTCGCGAACTCGTTTCGGGTTCTCAGTTCCCCATACCGGCGGCTCAGTAATGAAGTGCATCGCTGCCAAAACCGACTCAAAGCCAATTAAGGTGGCATTCTGTAAGGTCTCGTAGTCAATCTCCAGCCACGCCGCAATCAGCTCCGTCCATTCTGTTTCCGGCTTCGCCTGGAGCAAAGTATTGTATTGCTTGAACATCAAATCGTCCCAGCAGGTGGGCATTTGGCGCGGATCGCCGTTCACTTTTAAGGTTATCATGCTGCGGTTTTACGTTGGAATCTCATTTGTGTAGTTGCGGGTTTTTTCAGGGCGAAAAGTGCCCGCATGATGAAGGTATCGAGATCGTTGGGGCTGTGGCCGATCAGATCGACTATCTTTTCCTTGGGCATAAGGCCTTTTTTCTTGTCATTATCCATGCTTTTTTGCTTGAGCTGCTGCAGCTCCTCGGTGATCAGCTCCCGGGCTTTGGTGTCTGGGCAGTTTTCATAGATCAGCCCATCATTGATCAGCTCGGCCAGCTTGTAACCGCACTGGCTCTTAAGCATATCATAATTTTCATCGAACAAAGGCCGGGAATTGGCCTGGAATCCCTTACAGTTTAGGATATCAACTACGCCACCGCCTATACCGTCCTCATCTACTAGTGTGTTCATCATCGAAATCCGGTGTTTTGTGGCTGTTTGGCGGATCAGCGCTGCAGATTCTGTGATCTTGAGTCCTGATCGCTCGATCCTTTCAACCACCCGCAGCCCGTACCATACCCGGATGAGGGTTTTATCCACGCCGAACCGGGCAATATCCGCGGTGATGTACCTGTCTGGCCCTGCCGGCACATATTCATTGGTGAATATCGAGATGATCTTTTCAAAGTCGGTGAGCGCCGCCGGGTCATCTTCATAATCCCATTCCCCATACTTCAGGCGCGCCTTTAAAACCGGGTCTTTGATCTCATCCAGGCCCTTTTCGTATCCGTCGTCGATCTTGTCGTTCTCGCTGACCAAGGCCTGAATGAAGGCGTAACCCGTTTCCAGCATCTTTTCGAGCCAGGGTTTATAAAACGTGTGGTAGAGCCAGTTCTTTTTCGGATTGCAGGTGAGCAGGATCTTTCGAGGGATGTTCAATTCCTGGTTTAAGTGCCGTCCGACGCGGGCTTTCAGGGTATCGAAAGCTCCGAAGGCTACCTCGCCAGCCTCATCGATCATACCCCCGGTAAATTCCAGCGACCCGAACCGTTCGAACATCGGGTCCGAAGGAATATCCTTCAGCTCAAGCAGGGATATTTCAGATCCATTCGAAAACCGGATGGAAGAGTAATGATCGTAAAACCGAAAGGTGCCGCTGACGCCATGAACCTTGGCGACCTTAAAAAACGTCTTTAGCGTGGTTTCTTTGAGCTTTTTAAGCTCCTCCCGGGCCATGAAGTAGCGCACACCAGGATAGTTTAGGCACATGGCCAGCATCCATTCACAGCCCAGCCAGCTTTTACCGCCTCCAGCGCCGCCCCCGAAAAGTATGTAAGTCGTTACAAAGTCGTAGAGCAGCTGAAGAGCAATGAACTGCTTTTTATTCGGCCGGTGGGTGAATAGCCTCATCCGGTTTTATGATTTGAACGCCCCCGAATACCATTTTCTCGCCCTGGGTGGTGTGGTCTATCTCCTGTTTATCGGCCCATCCCATATTTTTAAGTGCGAAGATGGGCCCGGCTGGGTTTTTATCCGTGAGCAGATGCTCGTAAAAATTTTCAACAGTCAACCGACTTCGCTTTATTGTGTAAGAAAACCCTTCACGCTTTTCATAGTCGTAAAAACTCTGGCGTGATTCAAAGCCGAGGAAAAGACATAAACCTGTTATTGTTGGATGGGTTTCAAATCTCTGACATTCACGGCTTTGTCCTGGCAGAAAACTATCAAAATATTCCGTTACGCGCTTTTGTAATTCTTCAGGCGTTTCGAACATTGGAGGCCTACCCCCTAAATCCTTCTCTTCAGCCATTTAAAAATATTTAATCGAAGATACGAAAGACTTTCGTTTAATATGAAACTTGAGCCTGTCCATTCACCCATGAAATCTCTTTCCACCCCGGAAATGTATTTTGAAGCACCTTACCACGTCCAGAAATAAGGCCCTCGCCAAAGCCGGCCGACCAATGATCTGCTCGGTGATTGAACTGCTGCGGAAATGCTATGGAGTATCTGCCGGTCCGTGCCGACCAATTATTGACGCTGAATTGATAGCCAGCGTCGAAACCTTGTTTGTAGATATGGTTCATTCGTTTTGCGCTATTCGTTCGGTTGTTCCGGAGATCTTGGGTGCGATGGGTTCTTCGCGGGTGATGCGGCGCTCGTCGATTTCTTCGAAGTCGCTATCTATAAATGGGCGATCTTGGCCAGGCACCAACCAAAATCCAGCATCGAGATCCCAGCAGCATGGAATCATTTTGGGTATCTTAGGTATTTTGCAAAAATAGCTGCCGGTTGGACGCTGTGTTTTGCCGTCGTCTTCTGGTTTTGGATGGGTTATGTTCTCGTCGTTCATCTTCGTAGCTTTTCGAGTACCTCTTCCTTGAATTTGATCAGTTCTTCAGCGCGCGAAGTTTTCCATGACATCATCAGGCCATCAACGCGTAACGATAGACTAAGGATCACCTCGTCAAGGCATCGGTTCCACGCGATTTGGTCTTGTCGGATTGCGCCCGCAGCATAATCGACATGCCTCCTAGGGGGCTTAAATGAAAGATCTTTTGCGTAGCCCATGGCATCTTCAGCAATTTGAGTCATAATCGGGTCTTGAATGTCTTTCGATACGATGACATTCAGCGGGCTTTCGGGCCGCAGGGTTGTGTTTGCGTCGCTCATTTCACCGTGTCGATTAGTTGCTTAATTTCCTCACAGCACGAGATATAACCTTCGTCAAATTTATCAGGATCGTTGATATGGCCTTGAGCTGCAATGATTGCGTTTTTCAGCCTTTCCTTATACGCCTCGATCTCATTAGCGACCTCCTGGGCACCTGCCAAACCAAAGCGCGCCGTGCGATTCCCCATAAACCCCCGATCCGTCAAGCAAGGCCCTCAATTCCAAAACCCAGCGGCCGGGGGATGTCTTAATGTCGTGTTCTATTTTTATTCATTAACCAAGACTTATTATTACTCACACGATCCATATTTTCAATCTTGCTTAATGACATAGAATGCAATCTTTTGTCCGATCTCTTCTTCCTCAGTATTATTTCTTCTGGATAAGCCAAGCGAATGAGTTCATACCCTTTCTCTTTATCTACTCCAGGTTTTTGGATTCTCCATTCAGGTGTGATTTTCAAATCGTCGAGAATGTTATCGAAGAAAGTAATGTGAGACATATTGAAATAAATTGAAACAAGTTCAACTTTTTTGCCCCGCAATAGACAATCTGAAACCGTCGTATCTCTAAATCGGCCAAATCCGAGAAAGGATTTTTCAGTCAATTTTCTAAATTTCATATTGCGATAGATCTTTATTTTCTTGTCGTTAACCGGAACTGGGGCGTCCTTTCTTGATACTTTTCGTTTCTTTAAAGATTGATTGTATTTCGGCAAAAACCGAAGAATCCAACGCGCCTCATAATCGGCAAGCAAATTCCGCTCGCATTCAATAAACCGAACTGAATCATATTCTAATCTCTGGGTCTTATGTTGCCATAGCCTTTCAGGAAACTTAGTCGTTTTGCCTATAGACTATCTCGCCGTGGCTCAAAAGGAAGTATATGCCTGTTTTCATGAGATTCTTTCAAAGAATATTTTTTTGCCGTCTTTCACATGCCGATATTTTGCCTCC